ATGGCGATGATAATATTGGTTCCGTAAAGAAGGGATATGATAAATTCAACATTAAAGCTTGTTCTGAGTTTTTAGGCAAATATGGTCAGATTTATACCATGCCTGATAAAACAAGTGAATTGTTGCCCTTCTTGCCCGCTTCGCAGTTCGAATTTCTTAAGAGAACTAGTGTTTACCACACTGGCCTTGGTCATTATGTGGGTGCATTGTTGGACGATTCATGTTTCAAATCTCTCCATTGTTTTATGAGGGAAAAGAATAGTCCATTGACTGAAGAAAGTGCAGCGGCGCAGAACATTGACACAGCACTACGTGAGTGGTTTAATCATGGGGAAAGCCATTATGAAACACGTAGATTGCAAATGATACAGGTTGCGAAGAAAGCCGGTATTGATCACATTTGCGATGAATTGGATGTGTCTTATGATGATCGAGTTGAAGCTTGGAAAGTAAAGTATGATCCTCAAAGTGGTTATGAGTCTTTGTATGATAAAGCCATTGATGAGATTCCTCTCAAAATTGTTGCGAGAGACGCGCCCATTGTTGTAATGCCATTGGGTGAAATCGACTTGCTTTTCCAAGGGACCAAGAAGGGAGTTACCCACTTCCTCATTGTAGAAATCAAGCATTCTATCAATCCTAATCTTAGGTGTAAAGGTAGGAAGCAATTGCGGAAACTTGTTGGAGCTGTGGAAGTTTTGACTCCAAGTCATGCCGTATTGGGTATTTTGTTGACTGAGCGTGGTTACGATGTAGTAGCTTGCTCTGAAGTTGACGGCTTCTGGGAGGAGTATAATCTCCCGTTTGATGTCTATTCGTAGACAGCATTGACCTGGCATGTCTCTAAACTGATCCTATATCCGTCGCACTTACGGTGAAAGCTAAAATGTGCACAAGAAGACTGATTTACCATGTGAGTGTATGTGTGACCTTTTGTGGCACTTGCAGAGGAATGTAATCTTGTATTTGCTGGATTTCGGTCCAGGTGTTATTTAGCACCTCCTTGGCAGGAAACACTAAGGCTGCAATCTCTTTTATAACGGCAATGAGAGACTAAGTGTGAAACTACCGTTGGACAAAATTGTAATAGTAAATGTGTGATAGAACTTTGTCATGATGCTACGGCATCGGTCGCAACAAACGCGGCAAAAGCAGACGTGCATGAACGCACGTTATCCGGTGAGAGACCGGTGGAAAATTCATTCACAGCGGATTTGCGCACTGCCTTGGAAGTGTTGCAAGAGAATGGACCAGTTGATGTAGATGATTGCTCATTGTGGCGTGGGATTGATTCTCATGCCGCAGAGCTTGCGGCAGCTGGTGAAGAAGCTGAAAAACAAGAGCTGAAGTTTGATTCACAATCTGGTATTGTCGATGATATGAGTGTCATGAAAATGAGTACTAAATCTGACTACGAGAATGTTCAGTTTCGTGATCAAATGCCTGCGTACATTACAAAGTTGGACAATGATATTGATCCAACTAGAAAATTGCAAGATAGTAATGATGCTACTCTCGATAATTTCTTTAGTAGGCCCATTAAAATTCATGAAGAAGAATGGGGTACTGG